TTTTGTTATCTCCTACCTGAAGGTATAAAATCTATATAAAACCCATTTATTTTATAGGGTGCTTTGTTATCATCTGTGATGACTGTAAAATTATTACTTGTCCCACTGCCTTGTACGGGTATACGTACCATAGGTGCTGCTGCACCACCAAATACGTTAATGTTAAACACCGCTTCACCAAATACCGAAGGAGGATTAACCGTACCAAATAAAAAATTAGAAGGTGGTTGTGGTGTATCAGGATTACTAAAGTCGTATCTGACTTGTAACTCTGGACTTACAATACCTTCTGCTGCTATAGAAACTCTAACGTAGTGTAAAGTTTTTAAAGTTCCTAAATCTCCGTAATCGTAGTCGGGTGTGGCATATCGAGCAAGAATATTAGTCCCATTAAAAGTATTACCTGAATCGTGTATATACACGTAGCCATCAGTATCACCATGATAATATTCTTCAATACCACTTTCGTTAAATCCCGAACCTATTCCGGTTACTTCTATACCTCTTGTTTCAGACCATTCAAATCCGTTTGGTCTTAATGTTCCTATAACTCCTCTTTGTGATGCATTAGCTGCAGTTGCATCAGTATAAAATAATCTATACTGAGACTTTTCTCTAAGCACCAGACTTGAAATTGTGTATTTATCTACGTTTTGTGCAATTGTTGTAATAATAGGTTGTATCTGTTTTGATACAGTTCCTAACTCAACGTCTCCAATTCTTGCAGTACCAGCAACGGTTCTTAGTCCGTCTGGTGCCAAGAAGATAAGGTCACCCCCTATCTCTTGAATACTGTAACCACTTAAACAACCAATACTTTCAGCAACTGAAACAATGGCAACTGTTTGAGAGTTATCAATGTTTATAAGTTTGTGAATACTATTTTCACAAAACACAAACAAGTCTTCACGGAATCCTTTAATTCCTACAATCTTATCTGTGATAGTAATAGAGCCTGAACCATTACCATTAAAGTCTTCAGGAATATTATGTACACTATAGTAGACTGTAGTTTCGTTGCCTTCTACACCAGCAGCAATTAAGTGGTGGTCGTGTGCTGTAATATATTTTACCGGAGTATTTGCTACGTTAGGAGGACTTATCTCATTAGTAAAAAATGTCCTAGTATTTAAATCTCCAGTGCCTTCCATTCTAAAAACAAAAATGTCTTTAGTAGAATTATCGGCTATCATTATCCTACCGTAATCTTGACCAGCACCTTCAAACATTGCAAAAGTACATTGACCTTGTCCAGTTCTTACCGAAGCTGCTTTACCTGTAAAGGTAGCATAAGTATCACCACCTCCAGCAGATAATTTATTTATTTGTAACCATGTAATTCCATCTTGGCTAAAATAAATATTGTTGTTAATGGCAGCAATAATTCCATCTGCATAGGGTATAACCCCATGTATTGTTCCTGTGCTACCACTAGGAATCGTTGCACTTTCACCACCTAATTTTGTATAACCATTGATACGTCTGTATCCACCTTCTATAGAGACTTCAAAGTTTCTAAGGTCAGTGGCAGCTCCGGGTGTTTTAAGTAAGTCAATTTGATTTGAAGCTGTGACTAAACCACCGGTACATGCAACGGTATAAGGTTGTGAACGTGCCATAAATTAAAAGTATCTTCTGTCGTCTGTCATTGCACGAGGAGTAGGATTAATCAAATTAGATTTCATATTCCTCATTGCTTTCTTATAATCATCCATAGCAAAAGCTGCTTGTTGTGGAGATTCTTTAAACTGCCAAATATAATATCTTGTTTTAGCAGTTATGACATTCGTGTATTGTTCTGGAAAGACAACTGTGTCTCCATGTGCTACAAGTTTTGTAGGCTTTTCAAACGCATAAAAGTGTACGTTGTACTCTTTATCAGGTATTGGACTTAAGCCAAACTTCCTTGCATCAGGTGATTTAATAACAAACTTAGGCTCACCATATGCCTGTGTATTTGCATCGTCTGCATTTTCACTATCTCTGTAATATCTTTTCCAATCAGCTAAGTTTAAAAACTTTAAACCTTTCGAGATAAAAGGAGCTGATTCACCACTGACGTTAATCGTGGTTAAATAAAAATCATCCCAGTCTATGGAACCGTAATCATCTGCAACACTTGAGCTACTAGCTTTTAGTTCGTACCACCTAGTACCTGCTGTTGTTGCTACGGTCACGTTTCCGTAGAAAGGGTCAGTTGCACCACTTTCGCCTACTGCAAAAAATGGTAACTGGGGTTCTTCATTTGCTATATCGAATATAGACTTGTTGATGGCATCCTTGACAAACTGTTGAAGTCCTAGAGCGTTTGCAAAGTTTGCAGAGGTTAGAGGTATTTCGTTGAGTTCTCTAAGAACTTCGTTAGTTATATCTAAGTATGTTGTTGCCATTTATAATCTCTTAACAGGGTTTGCCTTTAGGACACTCCCCGTGTTTGTACGAAGGCTGTCCACCTTTTTTTAGACCGTCTCTAGGCATACCACCACCGTATTTCATTTCACGTCTAGCCATTTGATTACCAATATCAGCATATCCACCCATTTCTTTTTTCATTCTTTT